AAAAATAAAATGGGTGAAACAAGAAAAGTAAGCACATTAATTGAATTAACTTATCAAGCAACTAAAGCCACATCTGGTCTCACAGATGTAACGATGGAGATTTATGACGAAACTCGTACAAAAGATGCAATAAATTTTCCAGATGTCGTATTAGTTGAAATCGGTTCAACTGGAAGATACTACGGTTCATTTACTCCTGATCAAGAAGGCAATTGGCGAGTAATGATTGATAGTGCATCTAAGTCTGGAAAGATGGTTAGAGATTATAAAATTGTTGGTCATGATATTGATTCTGTTGGCGATGCAGTTGCGACTGTAGATTCGACTATGGCAAAAGATGCTACTGTCTCTAAAGAGGCGACGGCTGCGAAAGATTCAACAGTTTCTAAAGAAGCTACTGCTGCGAAAGATGCTACTGTTGCAAAAGATGCCACTGTTGCAAAAACAGGAGGAGATGGAGATACATTAAAAACATTATCAGATCAAATTGATGGTGTTGATCCATCCTCTGCTCCAATGATTGGATAATTTATGAATGAAAATTATAGAATTGAAACTCAATTTATCGAGTAATCAAAATGTTCTTCATCGAAAGTTTATTTATATAGCAGAAAATGATTCTTCTGAAATAATAGGTTATTGTCATACACCTCAAGAAGGGACAAAAGATTTCGTATTATATTCATTAGAACCAGGAATATACTATTTTAATTTTCAATTTAATCATCGAGGAAAATATGTTTTTGTATTTTCTGAAGATGGGATTAAAAAACTTATAATGATAACTACGATAACGTAATGGCAAAAAGAATTATCCCAACCGTGAATGAAAAGCTTCTTGAGAAATATATTCGCCATTCAGTTTATCTTGAACAACTTAAAAATGGTGAGGCGAGTCTTATAAGTAGATTTTTAGGGGAAAAAGTTTTTCCTCAGCTCCGTGACAAGTTAATAAAAGAATTAGGCAGAGTTAAAGGCTTAGAAACTCTTGGTAGTATTCGTAAGATTCCCGCGAAACGTTTAACACGAATGTTGTTAGCTGTTCGTAAGACTGCACAAGCAGGAGCGGTAAAAGCCGAAAAGATGTTGGTTAAACGTCTCATAAATATTTCTAAATTTGAAGCAGATTGGAATGCTGATATTATTTCTAAGACAGTTCCTTTAGACTTGGATATGACAATGCCGAGTAATGAAGTGTTGAAAAATCTTGTAACAATGCGACCAATGAATGGTCATAAGCTTGGAACTTGGATGGCAGGTTATTCTACTGCTATCCGTGTTGCGATGACCAAACAAATTAAAATTGGAATTGCGACTGGTGAAAGTTTACCTGCTATCGGGGCACGAATTAATAAAGCTTTAAATTGGAAAGGTAAGCAAGCTCAATTTATTGCCCGAACTGCTGTTTCTAATGTAGTGCATCAAGCGAAAGAAGAAGTATTTAAAAAGAATCGCGATCTTGTTAGAAAAGTACAATGGGTAGCCACTTTAGATGATAGGACAAGTTTAATTTGTATAAATTACGATGGTAAGATGTTTGATGTTGGATATGGTGAACGTCCTCCTGCTCATTTTAATTGTCGTAGCACAGTTGTTCCAGTTACTCCATCGTGGCAAGAATTTGGAGTTACAGATCCTCCTCCAGCAACAAGGGCTTCTATGAATGGAGCAGTACCGGCAAAGATGACATACAAACAATGGTTAAAGAAGCAACCAAAAGCTGTTCAAGTAAAGGTGCTTGGAAAAAAACGTGCGGAGCTTTATCGTAGCGGACAGGTTAAAATAGATAGATTTGTCGGTAAGGATATGCAACCTTTAACATTAAAACAACTTGCGAGGCGTGAAGGATTAGATTTAGCTCCTGCTTCACCAGCAGTAGCTGAAGCTCCACCAATAACGGTTTCTAAAGTAGGAACAACTTTTGCGAAAACAACGACAAAAGATATTCAAAATACAGTTATAAATCAAATTGATACTTATCCTGAAAAAGTAAAAGCAGCATTAAATAAAAATGGTGTTTCAATTAATGTTGGTAATAGTTTAACAGAAGTGAATCCAAGATTAAAAGGTTTGCATCCTGCTGGATGGTCTAAAGGGGCGACTTGGGATAATGTCAGTGGTGTTTATGATATGAAGTCTAAAGCTATTTCTGTAGCTGAAACTTATCTTCCAAGAGGGAAAAAATTATATGCAGCGAATTCTAAAGACCGTATAAGAAGGGTATTAAATCATGAGACTGGCCATGCTTTTGATGGAACATTAGGTGAGGGTTTTAATGTTTATAGCAATCAGAAAAAATTTCAACAAGCATATTGGAAAGATGTTGCGAAATTATCTAAAGCAGATATTGCTAAAAATGATTTAAGATTTTTTATGCAGAAGGGTGTAAGAGGAAGAAGTGAAACTTTCGCTGATGTATTTGGTGATATGATGGGAGGTGGGGGTGTACCGGGAATTAGAAAGTTTTTCCCTAATAGTGCAAAATATATTGAGGATTTATTAAAATGAAAACAAAAGAAGTAATGGTTCCAGCGTATGGCGATGGGATAACTGGTGATGCACGGATAGATATGTCTATTCAATGTTTAGCTTGCAATAATTTAAATAATAATATGACAACTTGTAAGGCGTTTCCAAAAGGTATTCCTGAGAAAATCCTTGTAGGTAAATTTGATCATACTCGTCCATGGCGAGGCGATGATGGCATTCGATTTGAAAGAATAAAATAATGGCTAAAGAAGAAATAAAAGAAGAAGCCGGTTTACGATTTGTAGGCATCCCCGATGAATTTGAATTTATCGGAATGGAAGAAGATGTTGAGGTTATAGAAATTAAAGAATAATTATTAATTTATTTAGGAGAACTATTATGTTAAATGCGGTTGTGCCGAATCTTGATGGCGTGGAGGAATCATTGAAGGAACATTATGTAGAGAAGGACGGAAAATTTCATCTCAATGTAACTAAAGTTGATGGAATATCTTTAGAAAATGTTGATGGATTAAAAAATACTGTTTCAACACTTCGTACAAGTGAGAAAACTTTGCAGCAAGAAGTGAAAACTGCTAAAGAAGCAACAACAGCGATACAAGCAAAACTTGATGAACTTCAAGAAACTTATAAAGGAATAGATGTTGAACAAGCCAGAGAAGCTATTGGGAAAATTGAAGATATTAAAAATTGGGATGGGGAAACAAAAGTAAAAGAAGCCGTTCAACTTGCTGTTCAACAAACAGAACAAAAAATGCAAACTAAGATAGATGCAGTCGTAACACAACACACTACTGAAAAAGAAATTTTGCAGAAGGATTTAGTTAGTTCTCAAGAACAATTGCAAAATGCTATTGTCACTACTAAGATCGTAGAAGCAATTTCTAAAGAAGGTGGGAATGTTGATGTTTTAATGCCTCATGTTAAGAATCAAGTTGTAATGATAAAAGATTCACGTGGGACTTGGAAGCCTGAAGTACAAAATAGTGATGGTGATCCAAGAGTTAATAGTGATGGTGCTGATTTAAGTGTTCTTCAATTAGTACAAGAAATGAAAACCCAAGATGTTTTTGCTGGTTGTTTCTCCGGTGCGAATTCTTCCGGAACTGGAAAACAAAATTCTTCTGAAGGTAGTAAGCAGAATGAAAAAACCAGTAAAAAGAAAGTCATTCCATCATCGGATGATAAAGCAATGTCTAATAATATAGATGATATTGCTTCTGGTAAAACAGTTGTTGATATGGAACAATAGTATTAACAATTCAGATGTAGAATATTAGTTGTAGAGGGATTCTGTAATTAGTATTTGACAGGACGGGATGTTCTGCGTAATTGACAAATAAGAACGAATCTTTATATTAATGAAAGGAGTAAGCATGGCTTACCCGGATAATAGTTTAACAGAAATTATGCCGAAGATTTTAGCGAGAGCTTTAATAAGTCTTCGAACTCGGTGTGTTATGCCGAGATTAGTAAATAGCGATTATGGTGCGGAAGCTGCGAAGAAAGGTTCTTCAATAGACGTTCCTATTCCAGTTGCGGTTGGTACAACGGCAGTTGCTCCGAGTCATCTCCCAATTAGTAAGAAAGGTATAACTCCGGCATCGGTTAATATTGCTTTAGACCAGTGGAAACAGAATCTTCCTATTGGTCTTAGTGATAAAGAACTTGGTGAAGTCGAAGCGAGTGAAACTTTTCTTCCTATGCAGCTTATGGAAGCTATTAAGGGTTTGGCTACGGATGTAAATCAGCAAATCGTCGGTAGATATAAAGGTGCTACAAGGGGTGTTTTTGGTGTAGCTGGTGGAACTTATGGAACTACTCCCTTCACTTCTACGCAGGGTGTTTCTGGTGCAACTTTAGCCAGAAAAGTTTTGAATCAGCAACTTTGTCCAAAAACTGATCGTCGAGGTTTGGTTGATTTTGCTTGTGAAGCTAATATGCTTGACCTTTCTCAGTTTAGTGACGCTGAAAAGATTATGTCCGCCGTCGTAAAGATGGAGGGTGAAATTGGTCGCAAGTATGGTATCGATTGGGTTGCTGATGATGATGTCCCGACACAGTCTGTTGGCACATTAAGCAAATCTAAGGCCGGAACCGTAACCGCTTCTGATCATGCTATTGGTACAACGACTATCACGACTATTACGACTGATAGTGCTTCAGATGATAGTAAGACTCTCGAACCTGGAGATATCATAGTCTTCAGTGGTGATACTCAAACTTATGCTATTTGTGGAAGTTCAACTTATACTATGTCTGGTAGTTCTGGTACTCAGGCAATTTCAAGTCTTGTAATTTATCCAGCTTTGAAAGTTGCGACCAGTTCTTCAACTTGTACTTTCCCGGCTCTTTTGGATCATGTAATGAATATGTCCTTCCATCGTGACGCCTTCGCCTTTGCCACGAGGCCACTTTTGGATAATGCTCGAAAGTATTCACTTGGAAGTCAAATGATTTCCATGCAAGACCCTGTTACGGGGCTTGTTCTTCGCTTGGAAGTCTCGAGACAACACAAGCAAACTGTGTGGGAATTTGACATCCTTTGGGGTTCTCAGTTAGTTAGACCGGAACTCGCTTGTAGGATAATCGGCCAGACTTAATCTTAGTTTTTAATTAAGGCATCGCCGCCAGGAAAGTCCTCCTCCTTTTAAGGGGAGTGGGTAACTACTCCCCTTAATCGTTATTATAAAATATGGAAACCAAAAGAATTTGCATATATTATATTCATTTTCCTATGAGTAGAAGGTTAAATCCTTATTATATAGGAAAATCTCAAGATATAGAAAGAAGAATGTTTCAACATCTTGAGAATAAAAGTTTTGTAGGATCAGCATTGCGTAAGTATGATGATTGGATTATCAAAATTCTTCATATTTGTAAAACTAAAGATGAAGCAAACCGAGTTGAAATTGAAGAGATTCGTAATTTTAATTGTATTGATCCTAATGGATATAATCAAACAAGAGGTGGAGATGGAGGTGATACTTGGAGTGGTAAGAAAAATCCTAAACAAAGCGAAAAATGGCGTGGAAAAGGAAATCCTTTCTATGGGCATAAGCATTCTAAAGAATCAATAGAAAAAATTAGTAAAAGCATGACAGGAAAA